TAATATATGATTTATAAGTTTAAAAGATGGGTAATCTTACCTGCGTATACAGAAATATTTATTAATGCGTCAAATGATGAAGAAGCATTTAAAATACTTAAAGCGATTGACCCTAAAACTTTGAACTGGACAGAAGCTGACGTTGTGGATCAGCGTATGACATACGAAGTGATAGATGAAAAGTCCAGAACTTAAATTATTTAGAGCAATAATAACACAAGCTATTGAAGATGCTATGTATGATGGACTGTATAAATATAAAATTATAGAAAAACGTGAAGCTATTGCTTGGCTTACAAGTAACTCAAGTGATTTTAAAATGATATGTCATTATGCTGATTTAAACGCAGAGTATGCATCTATTAAGTTTACTAAAGCTATGAAGTTAGATATATATAGTATTACTGATAATCAGTATAAAGTAATGAGTAACAAACCAAAAAGACCACATGGTAATACTAAAAACTATAGATTAACATTTAATGACTAACAAAGATATATTTAAAGATATGACTTATAACTCACTAAACAAACAGGTAGATGGCGATCATTATAAAGGTATGAAGATTGAGCCAGCTCTTTTTATAAATGAAAATAACTTACCATATGCCGAAGGTAACGCCATTAAGTATATATGCAGACACAAGAAGAAAGGTAAGAAAAAAGATATAGAGAAGGCTATCCATTATCTTGAGATGATTCTTGAACGAGATTACGATTAGCTTTTCTGTTATATAATTTTTTTGATTTTTTAATTCTTTGATACCAATGAGTAAGCTGTTTAGCTATTGGATTTCTTTTTTTATTTGGCTTATTCACAACTAGAGTACCTACCCAATATCCTAAACACATTATTCTAATATTAATTTTTTAATAGATTTTTCTCCCATGTAGATTTCTGTTTCAGCCATCGACTTGATGCACTGATACTCAATGTTTGATCCAGTATTACTACGTGAAGCAATTCTTTTACCTTTAAGACATTGAGACATAGAGTCTTGTATTCTATGTTCCTTGATCTCTCCATTAACTATTAATAAAAGTGCTATTACAACTTCTGTCATTTAGTGTGTTCCATTTGTATATTTCATTTCTCTATTAGAGTCTTTTAATTCTTCAATATCTTCTAACGCTTTATCTAATTGTTTTTCAATATGTTCTAACATTACTTGGTTATGTATATTTTTATCTAACAATTCTTGGTGTTTTTCTATAGTTTCGTATAGATCTTCCAATAATAAAAATTGTTCTTTATCTACTGTAGTTTGTTCAGAAGCTTTAAGTAGATCTGCATTCATAAGCTCTCTGCTGGTTTCCAAGCTGGTAAGCCTGGCAGTGATCTCTGTATATGCAAAGATACCCATAGCTACTGCTATTATTATACCAACCATATTTTTGATTGGCATTGCTACATTAGTGTTTTCGTTTAATTTCATGAAATATTGGTAATGATTTGCCTGACATATAAAAACATTTTAAACAATATTTAATTCTATCAAACATAACATATCTATTTGTTATTTTGTTTTTACAAGTATCGCATTTAGAGTGCTTAGGTTTACCTATAATTGCTGTCATTTAGGTTTTCTCATAATATCAGCACCTTTAAGACCATATATTGCACTAACAATTCCAATAAAAATTGCTTGATACCAATATGGTAAGTTCTTAAAGTATTCAAAAAACATATCTAGTCTATCACGAATCTCAGCATCGTCAGTGAAAATAGAATACACCAATACAAGGATAGGCAAAGATACGAGAATAAGGACAAATTCGTCTTTCCAACCTTTATCATTACTCTCAATAACTTTCGCTTTATATTCAATTTCACCTTTCGCCATTCGCTCAGCATGATGTGCTTGAGCATCTGACATCATTCGTTTTGTTTTTTGTTTATTCTGATATATATGAGAGGCAGTCTTCATGCCCATGCTTATTAAATTTAGCCACATATTATTTCTTTTTTACGTTATAAAATTGCCCTGTTCGATTACCTCGAACAAGAACGTGTTTTCGTTTGCTGTATTTTTTGTTCCACGCATATACATGCATTTTTGAACCCCAATGTTCTAAGAGGCTGTAGAACCAGTTGGATAACCTTCCCATGCTTTATACATTCCTTCCACTATCAGCTCGTCATCATATGGCTGCTGACCATTTTCCATTTGGATAATTGATTTTACAAGTGGTAAGTAGTGTTCAATACTATTGTCTAGCTTATCCAAAGGTTTAACATTCATACGTTTACACACAAAATCTATATAAGCATCTGTATCGTTTTCAGAAGGTGGTGCCCATCTACTTATAATTCTGAAGTTTATTATATTCAAAAGCTAAACTTTTCATGTTGATTAAACAACCCACCTGCATACCCCAAAGTAATTCGTTTGGATTGCTCCAATAGTCGATTTTAAACGAGGTATGATAATGCCCTTGCACTGTACACATACCATATTGTTGTGCTACTTTGAGCACATCTTTGTATTTACCATGACAGAAGTAAATCTTTTGACCATTGGATGCTTTTAAAATCAAATCTTCGTGCCATGTCCAACCTTTTCCAACACCAAGCATTTTGTTATAAGACTTAAATACTTCGTGTGGTAAGCCATATCTTGTTGCTTTTCTAAAAACTAAACTACCATGATTACTATCCATGATGTATTGTTTAGGGAAAAGCTTTTCTAGTTGTAGAAAGAATCTTCTAGCTACTTCTAGTTCATGACTTGGTGAGTATAATCCAGGATGAGAATCATGGAAGGATATACTATGCCAATCCATTTCATCACCTATATTAACTACTGTGTCAGGTTTATACTTTTTCTTGATCTCTGCTAAAAAGTCAAGAGTATCTATATGATGATATGGTGCGTGTTGATCACTAATAACAAGTATTGATTTTCTGAGCATATTACTACTTTTACAAGTATTTCGTGTGTAAGTCTATTACTTAAGGTACAACTTTATGCTGGTGTTTTAGGCTTCTTTGGAGGTACTATAATCTCTATAGGTCTACATTCAAACTTAACAACTATTTTGTTTTGTTCTACAAAAGCTCTATCATATTCTTCCAACTCATCTAATGCTCTAAATGTTTTTTGAGCAATAGCATAACCTGCATTTATACAATCGTAATGATTGTTAAATGAATATCCTGATATAGTACTTGATGGACAGTTATTCTGTACGATACTGCACATCCATAATACTAATACAAATTTTGTCATAGAACCTTATTTAAAAGTACAAATAATTCACCTACTACTACCAGACCTACAGCTCCAAGTACATATAAAATTCTATCTATATCTTTTTTAATATGAGCTAAATGGTTGTTTTCTAGAGTGTCAAGTTTTTGATGAATTAAGTTAATTTCACCATGTACTTTTAATAGTTCTTCTTTATTTTCTGTGTGTCTACTCATTAAAATAACGTCTCGTAAGGGTTTCTTACAAGTCCTTTCGTTTTGTATTGTGTATATCTTGGCCCCTGATAACGTGGGTGACCAGACTGACCAAGAACAAAATCTACTGCTACATCAGAAGCAAGATCTAAACTTAAACCTTCTTTTTGTAATCCTTCTGCAATATCTCTTGATGCTGATTGTAGCCATATAGGTAAGAATCTCATACCAACATGACCTCCTATTTTTAGACCCTTTTCAATAGCTTCATCATCTTTCTTAGTAATGTTTGGACTCCACTTAGTAGTTAAGTATTGTTTATTAGTTAATACTTCTATTGTTGTTCTAGGTAGAGA